CGGTTCTCATCAACCTGCTCTACTTCTTCCTTCTTAGTATTCATGATAGCACCCTTGCCATACTTAGCAACGATGTCTGCCTTTACTCTGTCCATTGCAGAGGTGCCAGCACCATACTTCTTATCTGCTTGTTTCTGCAAAACAGTCTTACCCTTCATCTTGGGTTGAGTCCCACCAGATCTAGGTTTGTCACTACTAGCAGAGCGCCAAGTGCCCTGCTCCAGTCTGCGGTCTCGCATCCTGTCATATCCCTCTTCAGAGATATCTTGCATTTGGGAAAAAGATTTCATTTTTTTCTCTGTAATAGTAGTGTAATCAACCGCCAACTACTTGGACTTGCTCAACAATAACGTCGGCTCCTCCAGCAGTAAGTTTGACTGCTCTTCTGATAGTGGGGACAGTGCCTGCTTCAACCTTTGCGCTTGCCAGAGCATAGTCTGCACTAGCAGCACTGGAATCATAATCCGTAGTGATAGTGGTGTCTGTGACTGCTGTTACTTTCTTACCACCAGATGCTGCAGCAACGAAGTCACTCGTAAATGCTGCATCACTATTTGCTTGAGTTGCGATATAGTCGCCAACTGCAAATCTATGTGCGGGGGTGCCACCACCAAGGACGGTGACAACTGCGGTCGCTGCATCAGTCATTGCACTGATCTGAGCATTCTTTGACTTACCGCAAGACAGGAGCAGTGCTTCACCTGCTGCAAGTGTTACGGCAGGACCAGCATCAATCTTGATAGTGGACGCTGATGCTGCATAGCAGCGAAGGACACCTGAGCTCACCACAACGTAGCCACTGCCACTTGCAGAAATGGTTTGGGTGTCAATGACGTTTAATACTGACATTGTTAATACGTACTCCTACGATTACTATTTATCGCGTTGTTGTTTTAGAAACTTAGCGAGATCTGCTGTGCTACCTACAAACATGGTGTTGTTTGTGGTATTAACTTCTTTACTTTTCTTGGGATTTTCAATCTCGTTAACTTTCTTTTGAAGGTCTACGAGTTTATCTGCTACATCACCAACGTGCTTGATCAACTGACCAGCAACTTCAAATGCTCTTGGTTGATCAGACTGTTGAGCAAGATCAAGAATACCGTCAACTGCTTCCTGCCCTTTCTCAATGAGAGAGTATAGGTTGCCTCTTGTGTATTCATAATCTTTCTTGAGTTGCTCCTTTGTGGAAGCAAACTCTTCTACTGGCACTGGAGGTGCAGGTTTTGATGCGGGGACGATATCACCGTCAACATCAAGAGCGTCTTCGATACCTTCAAAATTATTCATCTTGTCCTGTGACTGGGTTATAATCTTTAGAATCAACAAAGTGTGATGTAAACTCGTTGAATCCGAAATCGTCTGTGGGATCCGCAGTAAGAGGATCTGGTTGGACTGTATAGCGCAACTCGCGTGGTGCCTGACGGTCCACGTTGGTTGAATAGTCCACTTGGACTTTCTTGATGACTTCGCCTGTTGCGTCGTTTACAGGACCGTACAGGTAGGTCTTAGCAACGAATTGCAGCGTATATACAAGTGTGCGACGTGTATCATAGTCACCCTCATATTCATCGCTATAATCCACTGACGTAAGCGTCACAGGATAGTCTCTCTTCTCACCCAGATCTGGGATCAAATTCATGGTGAGATTAAAACTGGGTTGGAAATAAGGAAGAATCTGCTCCAAGATTTGCAGAGAGTCATCCTGATTCTTTGCCAGAATTGCCAATTCAAAATTGATATTATAAGGAACAGGCATGAAAGACTTTGCCTCATTACCATCTGCCTTAGTGTTTCTAATAGCAGAGATAGGAGACAACTTCCTAGTGGGATCATAAGAGATACCACCGATCTCAAACGAAACTCTAGGGAGAGTAATCTGTGCCTGATCCTGTGTGGTCAGATCACCAACTTGGCGAAGACGTGCCAGGAATTTCTGCTTAGGACCGTATGCCAGAGGCACCTTCATAACCTCGGTCTTGTTGCCCTTTGTGCGACGAAGCTCGATGTTATTAAACAGTGTACCGAATCCGATAACTGTCTTTCTAATAATTTCGTGATATGTGTAAGTGCCTAGCATTACAGAGTGCCTCCAGAGTTACCAAACTCACCGAAGGGATTACCCTCAGTGAAGTCTAGAATGCCATCTGCCTGTGTTTCGATGGTCCAGTTGGTATCGATTGTGTCAGAAGTATTCACATTATTTAGGGTGTTGTAATTTGCGCTTGTCCAGGATGCACCAGAGGTATTGCCAGTAATAGTCTCAGGGATGGTAAATCTACCAGACCTGTTGATGACAACGAGTCTACCAGTTGCAGAATCCCAAGACTTCACATCAGCGGTAGTATTGGTCGTACCGCCCGTAACAGTCTCACCAACGGTAAAGTCTCCTGTCCCACCTGCAGCGAGGGTGACGGTGATAGCGTTGGCAAAGTTGAGCTCGATAGCATCGACCTCTGCGACTCCTGTATTGAAGTCTTCGTCAGAGTACTCAAAGAGCTCACAACGTAAACCCCAGACATGAATCTTTCCGAGCTGATAGAAGGGTACTTCATGCTCGACAAATTGGATTTCAAAGGTTTTGTTAGCAAGGGGGAAATGAATGAGGTCACCTTCATTGGGTCGTCCTTCTACTATAAGTGTTGCATTGTCGTCTACTGCCTCAGTAAACCTTTTACGAGAGATAATAAACGTAACTTGATCGGAGATTCTGACTCCGAATTTACTAAACATGTCTCCATCACCACGGAAGCCATTTGCGTCTTCGATGTACGCTTCGATAAGATGAGCGCCATTGAATGATGATAGATTATCCTCTCCAAAAACAGTATCCTCATTGACCAACGTCCTCGGGATATAGTACACATCTTTACCGAACATCTTGATCTGCTCGATGACAAGATTCTCTGTGAGATCCTGCTCCCCAGTTGTGCCTTGTGTAAAGTAGGAGTTAGTTGCCATATCAGCCGATCATATCTAGTGGTGGTAATTCCCATTCGGTGCGTAGTTGCTCTTCTAGATTCTTGAGCTCATCTACAGCATCATTATAAATCATCTCACCATTCAGAGTCACGCCGCCTGGCATTTGGACTCCAGTAAACTTGGTGAGGTTTGTGCCCCATTGCTTTTTAATTTTAGCAGAGGCATAATCTTTGACCCACATCTGGTCGTAAATCTCTGTCCATGTGTCAGGGTCCAGAGCACGATATGCTTTGATAACAATATACTGATCAACCAGAGCATCTGCCTTCCAGTCAAAGTCAATATACAGTCTGTCTTGGACAGCACTATATCTAACTGGTTTCATACCTTCCAGCAAGAAGTCAATCGTTTCCAGATGTTGCTGGATCATATAATAATGATAAAACTGAGTAGACGTAAAGTCATACAAATCATTCAGTCTCATCTGATAACGAATATCAAACATGTTTCTGGTGCCCTTGTCGGTAAAACCGAAGAGACCTTCAACAGAAAGAATGTGCTCAGGAATCTCAATGTAGCTGCGATACTCTGACCAAATAGATGCGTTGGCACCATCACCAGTTGTGTTAGTGACGAGCTTTGCTCTGTCAATATCATCCTGAGTAAGTTGATGCTTCAGATAAACCTTTTCACATCCATCGTAGTGAAACTGTTGGAATTTTTGCAGGGTATAATCGATAGCATCATCGATCTGATCATCGGAGACGTTAATCTCCAAGACTGGTTTACCCAGTCTACGGAGGCAGTACTCCTTTAATTCTGCTTTAGAAGTAGGTTTAGCCATTAGTTATCAACCAAGAGGGAGGTAGCGGACGTGGACGGTAACACCGTTGCCAGGTGCGGTAGTGAAGGTAAGGGTAGTGCCAGTAATCGTATAATCTGTGGTAGGAATTTTCATCAAACCATCAGCAAAGACGAGGACATCATTCACAGTGCGACCTGCAGCGATTGTAATGTCAGTCTGAGATCCAGTGGTTGTGTCCTCAGTGAGACTGGAGTAATCAGAAGCAACCAGGGTGTCTTGCTTAGCATTCAAAGCGGTCTGCTGAGCAGTGCTGACAGGCTTGTCAGCATCAGAGGTGTTGTCAACGTTACCCAGACCAACATCACCCTTGACCAGAGAAACAGCGCCAGTCTTACCAGCGACAGACTGGACAGGAGCACCTGCTGCATCAATGAAGTTAGAATCATTGGTGAGGGTGCTGATGTTGTCATTAGGTTGTGTAGCAGAATCAGCAAGAGCACCCTGTGCAGCAGTAGCAAAGTCGCCTGTAGCAGCAACAGCAGCAGTGCCCAAACCAAGAGTGGTGCGAGCAGCAGCGGCGTCTGCATCATCAATCAACGTGCCACCGAAGGTGCTGACAGCAGATGCGTCAAGTTTTCCAGTGATACCAGCAACAACACGAGCATCAGCGCGTGCGTCTGTGTAGTAAAGGTTGCTACCTTCTGCAAGGTCACCAGTGTCCTGGTTGCTCAGATCGAGGTTTGCGCCAACTTGGAGTGCAATGCGAGCATCAGCACGAGCGTTGGTGTAGTAGAGGTTAGATCCTTCTGCAAGATCGCCAGTGTCCTGATTGCTCAGGTCAAGATTTGCACCAACTTGCAGTCCGATACGAGTATCAGCAAGTCCATTTACTTGGGCGTCAGTGCGTTGAGTGAAGGAGAAGACACCAGTAGAAGCGTTGTAACCGAGATCACCACTAGCAGACAATGCACCGCGAGCGCGGGCATTTGTAAAGAAGATGTTTGTTGATCCTTCTGTGAGGTTGTCAGTGTTGATATCTGATTGAGTAACCTGAAGACCACCACTGCCGTCATGCTCAATACCGTTGCCATAAGTAAATGCATTTCTCGTCCTCGCCTGAGTGAAGTACTTGTTGGAGGTGCCTTCGTTAACGTCGTCAGTATCAAACTCACCGAAGTCAGCAGACAAAGTAAGCAGGTTGCCTGCATCATTATACGTTGCCGAAATACCTGTGCCGCCAGAAATCAGAGCAGCAACACGATCATCGACTCTCTCATTGGTGTAGTAGAGGTTGGTGGTGCCTTCTGACAGAGCGTCTGTGTCATGGTTAGCAATACTACCAACCTGTGACTGGAAGAAGGTCAAAGCACCAGTAACATTCAAGTTACCTTGGACTTCAAAGTCAGTAGTTGACTTGAAGTTGTTAACCGTAAGGGTGTTAGTGCTTGGGTTGTAAGTAAGGTTTTGTGAGTCTGTGCGGACCTCAGTGAATCCGTTGTTGGAGGAAACGAATGCAGGGAAGTAAGTCAGGTTAGAAGTTGCTGTCTCAGTAACATCAACCAGATTTGCCTTGTCTGCAGTACCTGTCAGGTCACCAGTAATGTTACCAGTAATCTGTCCAGAAACACCCAGCGTGCCACCCATGGAGGTGTTGCCAGTAACCTCAAGACTTCCAAGGGTGCTAAGACCAGTGATCTCAGCGTTACCAGAAGTAGAGTTAAGTGTAATCTTGTCAGTGCCGCTGCCATTCTGCAACTTGAGAGTCTTAGTAGCACCACGGAGGACCATGCTGTCCTTAAACAGTGAGGTGCTATCAACCGTCAGTGTGCCATCCAGTTGCTGATTACCATCAACATTCAGATCAGAATCAAAGTCAACTGCCTGAGTGACATTCAGAGTATCATCAATGATTGCTCTACCTGCAACGTCTAGGGTGCCAGCAATAGTAACGTTACCAGTAGATCCTTGGACGATAAAGTTGTTAGTGTTAACAAGGATCGATCCACCGACGTTAACGTTAGAAGTTGTGTTAACGGTAGCAATGTTTGCTGTGGTAGCAACCATTGTGGCAGAGGTGATTGTGCCGTCTGCAGTGATGTTACCTGTAGATCCAAAGAATGTGATGGTTTCATTCTGGTCAGGTCCGATGAATACATCTTCACCGAAGTAAGAATCTTCATAGACTGCGATACCACCGTTGGGGACCATCAATGCTGCGTTAGCAGTCAGACGATCAGCAGTAGCGTTGACGTTAAGTGTGACTTTCTCAGCAAAGGCAGCAGTATTTGTGACTGCCAGAGTGCCTGTAATACTACCGTTACCTTCAGTAGCGAAGTTACCAGTTGCAGAGGCAACAGTAAACTTATCAGTAGTGCCAGAGCGGACAGCGAAGTCAGCATCAACATCTACAATACCATTCAACTCTGTGCGTCCACCAACAGTCAGTGTGCCAGAAGTATCTTGATTACCATTGTGATCAATGTCATCGTTGACAGTCAGCAGACCTTCAATCTGAGTTGTGCCAGCAATGAAGGTGTTACCGTTGTCAGTGTCAACAGTGAATCTGTCAACCAGAGAAGATCTGATGACAAAGTTTTCGTTAGTAGCATCAATGAGTAGAGTGTCATTGATAGTTGTTTGGTCAGATACAACCAGACTGCCACTGACTGTAGCATTATCATCGATTGCAACTGTGCCACCATCAGAGTCAAGGACAAGGTTACCAGCGGTGGTATCAATCTCGTTAGAAGCAGCAACACCAATTCTTACAGCATCAGCAGTGATGTCTGTGGAGGTGATTGCAGCATTAAATGTAGATGTAGCGTTAACTGTCAGAGTGTCGCCAGAAGAGTCACCAAGTTGAGTGTTTCCATCAACTGTAAGTGCTCCATCAATCTCAGCATTATCTGTGATGTGGACTTTACCTTCAGCAGAATCAAGGATTAGATCACCTGCTGTGGTGGAGATTTCGGTAGCACCATCAACGCCGATCTTGATGTTGTCCGCCGTGATGTCGGTGGAAGTAATCGCTTGGTTGAAGGTGACAGTACCTGTAATGACGTGTGCATCGCCCGAAGCATTACCGATAGTCGCGTTGCCATCAACCGTGAGCGTGCCATCAATCTGTGTATTGCCATCAACATTGAGGTTACCGTCTACGTCAGCATTGTCTGTAATGTTGACAGTGCCGCCTGCAGAATCAAGAATCAGGTTACCTGAGGAGGTGCCGATTTCATTTGCAGCATCTGTGCCGACCTTAAGGTCGCGAATGTTAAGTCTCTCAGCAGCAGTTAGTGCCTGGTTAAACTGGACTGTGCCGTTAATGGTGTGGGAGTCAGATGACTGGTTACCAATTTGTGCATTACCATTGACATTAAATGTGCCGTTGGCAAATGTATTACCAGTGCCTGCATCTACAGTAAAGGTAGTGGAAACTGCGAAGTCATCGGCAACATCCAGTGTGCCAGTAATCCCAACGTTACCCCCGAAGGAGCCATTGTCGGTAACAACCAGATCGTCCCCAACATAAAGATCAAGACCGATACCAGCGCCACCACCAACGATGAGAGCACCAGAAGAAGCATTGGTTGCATTAGTTGTATCAAATAGTTTAATAGATCCAGCGTCAAGACCCGATCTTGTGCCGCTGAATGCTTCGCTAGAGTTAGTTGCTGCATGGTAAAGGGCATAACGCGAAGCAGAGTTATCCCAACCGAAGAAACCAACACGGGCAGTCGTATCGTAGTATCGGAATTCGATACCACGATCTTTAGCATCCGACTGGGTAGGAGCAGTGTCTCCACCTAAAGTAATGACAGGATCATCCAGAGTCATTACTGTGCTATTTACTGTAGTCGTAACTCCGTTAACTGTCAAGTTACCTTCGATAATGGCATTGCCATCGATGTCGAAGTCACCGTTGATAGTAACGTTATCAGTAAATGTGGATACAGCGTTAACTGTCAATACATCAGTGTTTGCATCACCGATGGTGGTCAGAGGACCATTGATTGTAAATCTTTCGTTGAATGTAGCGTGACCATGGACAACGATAGCACCATCAGTAGCGTTACCCTGACCAACACGACCAATAGTCGTGAAACCAGACTCGCCAAGGACAGAGAATTCAACGTTGTCATTGGTGTTGACCTTACCAATGTAGAAGTCATCGCCAACATGCAGGTCTTGGACAATACCAACACCACCAGCAACTCTCAGTTGAGCATCAGCATCATCTGCAAAGGATGCGTTGTGTGCTGTGCCACCACCAAGATAGGTGCGATACAGGATATCAACGTTGTTGAGCAGAGAAGGACGTGTGCGTGCTGTGCCAGCATCTTTGACGACCAGACGGTCTGCCAGATAGATGTCACCACCAACACGGAGATCCTTATCCATGTTAACACCACCAGCAAAGGTGGCATTGCCGCCACTGCTCAGAGTGATGTCTGAGTCAGTCGTAGCAACAGCGATATTGTTAGTGCGCTCAAAAGTGTTGACACCACCAACATTAAGACTACCTTCGATGTCAGTGTTTCCATTCGTGCTTAGGATACGGAATGTTTGACTACTGCCATTAGTAATAGTGAAATACTTACCAGTGGTATCGAGAGTAATGTCGTTATGGAAGAGCGCAGTGCCGTCCAGGTCAAAGTTAGCGTTGAATGTAACATTGTCATCAACGTTAAGAGTTGAATCGAAGTCAACAGCATTGATCACATGGACCGTGCCCTGAATCTCGGTGTTACCGTTATCAGTATCAACAGTAAACTGGTTAACCGATCCAGCAGTGCGGATGATAAATTCTTTGTTGTCAGCACTGATGATGAGATTATCTGTAATCTCAGTTTCAAGTTGAATGTCCAGTGTGCCTTCGATAACTGTGTTACCAGTTGCACTCTCGATAGTAAACTTGTCAGTAGTATTGTTTCTAACAGCGAAGTTGGCATCGATGTCAACTGTGCCGTCAATCTCAACGTTACCATTCAGGTGAGTCGTGCCACCGACGTTAAGATTCTCAGAGATACCTGTGCCACCAGTCACCACCAAGGTGCCAGTTGTAGGTGTCTTCCAAGTAGAAGAAGTGTTTGTGGTTAGTCTGAGGTTACCAGCAATGATAGGAGCGTCAGTGCCACTGTAAACTTCAGAGGTGTTAGTCGCGTTGTAGAGGAAGCGATACCCGCCAGTGCCAGACCATATGTTAGCATCCGCGTAATCTTCGTCCCACCCATAGAATCCAAATCTCTCTTGGGAATCATAGTATCTAAATTCGATACCACGGTCCTTATTGTCATCTGTTGTAAGAGTATCCTCACCACCCAGCGTCATGATGGGGTCTTGGATAGTCACCACAGTTGAGTTGACTGTTGTGGTTGTGCCATCAACAGTAAGATCACCACGGACTCTGACGACGCCAGTGGCATCATCGTCATCATTGGGATCCAGGATCATCGTGGAGTTTGTAGTTGAGAGGACGTTATCCTGAATATGGAAGTCCTCAACGTTGACTCTATGGTCAACGTCAGTCACGTTAATAGTGATGTCCTGATCAGCAGTCAGGTTGAAAGTTGCATCTCCACCACCAGCATTGGTGACGTTGATGTCCATGGAGCGATTATTCGCTTCATTAACTTCTAGAGCAATCTCTAGATTTCCCGAGGTTCGCTTAATGAACTGGTCGGCTTTTGTAACATCAAGAGTAATGTTACCACTGATGGTAGTATCGAGGTTAATGTCAACAGCACCAGTGAGAGATGATCCACTGGTGGCGCTACCGTTACCGTTAGCGTCGTCAGCAGTAATAGCAGGATAGGAATTGCCCTGATCCAAAACTGCAGGTTGGAAAGGATACTCGCTAGTATCGTAACCGACGATACGGAATACGCTACCGCCAGTTCTGTTGTTAACGTTAATATGATTAAGCTTGGTAATGCCATGATAAGCATTATCAGTCGTCCTTTCGGGGTCCAGCTCAAAAGTTTCAGTAGCATTTTGATCCGTAAACATCAAACGACCCAACGATTGTAGTTGGGAATTCTCAATCGCGTTTGCAGCGATTGTTACATGACCATTAGCGTCTACGTTGAAGTCTTCTTGGTCGAAACTCGCAAGACCCTTTTGCTCGACGGTATCAGTACCCAGGTCTCTCCATCCACCTTGATCGTCTGCATCACCACCTTGGATGTTGTGAGATGGCTCTCCGAGTCCTGCAGGGATATTCCTAATCGCCGCTTGATAGACTCTACCGTTACTTGCAATAATCTTGGAAAATCTAGGATAAGCAGTAGCGTTATCGTAAGTGGTGAAAGATGTGCCATCTTTAGCTCCTTCAGTTGCCGTAGCAATCGGTGAAGTATTAGCGTAGGTCAGACGACCATATCTGTCAACCTGCAAGTTAACTGTATTAACGGTCTCTTCACCAGTGGTAGCACTGACCAAAGGATTGACCAGAGGGTCCATCGAAGAGATAGTATTATACCTACCAACCACAACCGTGGTATCTGCTAGGTCAATAAATGGGTTAGATGACTGACCGTTACCATTCTGGACAATAATACGGTTAGCACCACCAGTAATGGTGCGGTTAACCAGTGTGCCTTCAGACTGCCTAGAGATAATACCAAAACCTGACATATTTGCCAGAGAGGTAAGATCAGAGTCGATTGGTTGTGCGTCACCAATGCCGTATTCAGCAAGGGTTGTAGGTGTTTCAGCATCCACAATACGACCACGAGAATCCACCGTGATACGAGTATAGGTGCCAGTTGCTGCTAGATTATTTTCATCATAGTGGGGCAATGCCACCACATAATTCAATTCGGCAGTAATGGTGAGGTTAGAGGATCCATCAAAAGTACCTGCACCAGACATGTCGCCACCCAGAGCGATCTGTCTTGCGTTTGCCAGTCGTGTTGCCGTGGCAGCGTTACCCACCAGCGAAGCAGTAATCGCACCCGCCTCAAAGTTACCGTCAGCATCTCGTTTAACAAGAGTGTTAGCGGTATTCGATTCGGTCTCGATCGGTCTCTCATACTTCAGAGAGTTCCATGCGGTAACGCCATCACCGATCTTGATACGCGAAGTATCAATCTCGATACCTAGCTCACCTTGGGCGAGAATAGGGTTGACGTTTGCCCACTGCTGAGCACCGTCACGTCTTAATTGAATTCTATTTGCCATTGCTTAAAAGGATCCTAGCACAACAGTTAGTCTGTCTGACTTATTTATGTCACGAAAAAACCCCCTTAACGGGGGCAAGGGGTCAAGTCTTATCCAGATCGTCGGGATCGATAGTCCCATCTGGTCGAGGCTCGATTTCTTCTTCGGCAGCAGGTGGATTGAGATATTCCAGAGTCTCAATAGCACCGAGAAGTTTAAGAGCAGTTGCCTCGTTACTCTTAATTTTTTCTGACATCTCGCGATTCTCTTTCAAGAGATTCTGATAACGAGTTTTGAATTGCTCAAGCAATTCCTCCTGAGAGGCGGTTTCAGTCACATCAGCTGGCATTGTTGTCTCCGTGTAGTAATGATTTAAGTAAGTTTTTGATTTCACCTATATCCGATTTTAACTCAGATACCTCATCTTGTAAAGTGGTCAACTTCTTTTCCTTAGTTTCGCGACGCTTATATGCTGCCATATAGTTATCGTACTCTGACACGTTGCAATTTACAATCGCATTTGAATCAGGGTCTCGATACCAACCTTCCCTGCCCTCGACAGGGATTAGGTCTTCTTTGAATGGTTTGATGTAATCAGAGTCGCTTGACATATTCAAGAATAATAATTATAATCAACCGTGTTAGGTTGCAAGAGCAATAGACCTTAAGTCAGCTATAAGTGGCACTCGAGCCTGATTCTTAGATCTCATCACGATCTTCACTTGGAAGGCGTTGAAGTTAAGTCCCCTTGCTTCATATGTATAATCCTTCCAGAGGTACTCTTCTGTAGGAGTCGTGTCATATGCTTCACCCAAGTTTTGATTGGAAGTGGGAAGACCCATTTGTGTCCAACCAATAGTATTAGGATCGGTCGCGTCGCCAACCTTGAATGCCTTGTAGTAAATACGAAGCTCGGTAGCAGGGTGACGGGTGACTTGGAAGTCAATCTTCAGTGAGCGTGCTTCTCTACCCAGACGTGCAAGACGTGTGATATAGACAGCATCGTTTTGATCACCGATTGCCAGAGTCGAAACATCCTGATCTCTATCGATCTGTGACTGTTGACCATAAGTTGATTGTCCACCTGGCCACATATTCACGCGGTTAGATGTTGTAATCAGTGACACACGGTCAAGGTCAATACAGGGAGAGAGATTAGATCTATCAGTTTCAAGCTGGCAAGTCATAGTAAGAGACTTGTTACCATCCAGTTTGTTTTGCTCGTTGATCTTAGATGCAACCATCTGAGGAGCAGTAAACTGGTTTTGCTCATTCAACACAATGTCCACATAAGTGCCGTTGTTGATGAAAGAGTTTTGATCAACCACAGTAGATCCGTCTCCGACAGATGTAGCAGTGGTAGTATTCAAACGGGCAGTAATCTGAGTGTCAGGCATGACCATCGTAGACACCGTAGGTGTGATGGTTTCAAACTGGACATTCTGAGAAGCGTAAACTTGAGTGCCGCCGCCACGAATACCATTAGTTGCAACATGATCAATGTGCAACATATAAGTATCTAGCCAAGGACAAGAGATGTTGCTGTGGACCTTATTGATTTCCGTCAGAGGAATACCATCAAGGTTGTAACATTCAACAACTGCACCTGAGGGGTGCTCAACATCAGCAGTGCCGTTATTACCTCTACCAGAGGTAGCAACTGTGATTACCTGACCGTTGGTAGAGATAGAAGAGTACTGGATAATCTCATCTTCAATCTTCAGATAACCTTGATTAAGGTTACCGATAGGAGATCCACCAATAATGGTGTGGAATTGAGATGCATCGTTGACCTGAATCGAAGTAGCGCCAGCAGTCAGAGTAGTGGTCAGTGTAGTAGGAGGCACTTCAGAGATAATACCCTCAACCTCAACGTTGTTACTACGTTGGTGCATACCGTGGTTTCTGTGATAAACCAGCACTTCCTTGTCATCGTTAGGATAGGAAGGAGCAGCAGTAGGATATGCGTCGTAAGAGTCGCCTGTGTAGTTGATGCTAGTGATTGTTGCAGATGTGCCACCTGGCTCAGACAGAGTATCCGAAACATCGAATGCTCTAGTAATATAGTTAAGTGTCAGAGTTTGAGTGCCAACATCATATGCTGTTACAACACCAGTCGCAGCAGATGTAGATCCACTGACTACATCACCAACCTCAAAGGTGCCGTTAAAGATTGCAGACAGGACAATCGTGGCGACAGATTGAGATGAGGCGATACCTTGGAAGGTATTGTTGTTAGCATCAAGGAAACCAGCAGACCAGATACCATCGATATCTGTAATTGTAATGGTCTCAGGATCAGACACAGCATCGAATTCAGTAATCGTGCCTTCTGCACCAGAAGGTGTCTGGATAATTCTTGCACCAACTGTAAATGTATAGTTACTGCCAACAGGAAGTGTGAGAGTTTGCTTGGGTTTCAGAGTCTGGATTGGATTCTCAATCAGTCTGTGAATACCACCGTTACCCTTACCAAGCTCAGCGTTGTTAAACAGCGCGGTGCCCAGATTCTGAGTAAACTCAGCACGATACATGGTAAACTTCAAGTCCTCATACTGGTCAGCAGTCCAGGTAGATGCGTTTTGTGACTTGAAGAGCACACCAGCATATGGTTGCTCAGAGATCGTCCTGGTGCCAGAGACATCAATGTCACCCATTCTGGAGATCCAAACGTTATATTCGTTGGAGTCAGACAGAAGGACGAAGCAGTATTCAATGTTTGACTTGATATAAACAGGAGATCTGAATGTAAATCTAGTAGGAATACTTGCGTTTTCCGACAACTCAACAGTGTCAGGATCGATAGTAGTGTCAGAGAAAGGAAGAATATCCTTAGTAGGATAACCATTCTCCATGGTCCTGATCTGAATAGAGATAGGAATGTTAGCGTCCTTAGTCCTGAAGTAGATATCAACACCAGTTAGGAAACTACCACCTTCCTCGTCAACAATAAAGGATTGTGCGAGAGGGTCATACCAACCAATTTGACGTTGCTCAGTCCTGGTAGTAATAACAGTCCTTTCGTCGTTAACCGTATCACGGACAATTTCAGCATTACGGACAGCAAGGATATTCTCTCTAACTGTCTGCAAGGTGCCGCTTGCTGAGTAAGTAGCATCAGCAGAGGAGTCCACGTTTCCAGGTGTGCGATCATTCACATCTGAAGTTGTAACTCTAACCGTCCGTGTGCCAGTTGCCCAACGTGGGTTAGAATCATTCTTAGGTGAAGGAATGAAGAAAGTACCTTGGAGATTACCAACGTTATCAGCAAGGAGACGACGATCTCTCACAACAGCACGAGCACCAGAGGTCAATCCAAGAAGGACTTCACCCACATTGATGTTGCCATAGAAGTTGGGGTTGACAGTCTCTGCCATTGCAGTGACATCGATATTCAGGAAGCTAGTTTGTGATGCATAGGATTCTGCAAGACCACCAGCACCAACACCATATGGGTCGGTTTTGTAACCATCATTAGCAGGAGCAACCTTAAGTCTTGCACCAGAGGTTTGACCCACCACAGTTTCACCAACCACGAAAGGAGTTTCGTTGGAGTTGGGATCTGAAGTAGAAGACTTAGTAAGCTCGATTACCTTAGGTGTAACATAACCAGTCACATTAACACCATCGAAGAAGAAATACATTCTTGTGCGAGGCTTGAGACGGTCGATGTTGAAACCGATGTTTCTGGATCTAATCCAGGGGATTGCTGTTTGAGACAGCATGGTATCACCAAGAGACTTACGGTCAATCTTGGGTGTAACACGAGTCCTGACACCTTGACGTGCCTGGTTGTTAACAACACGATAGGTGCGTCTCTCATGCAGGAAGAGTGGTTGACGACCCTGACCGTGACCCAATCTACCAAGTCTACGACCACCAGCAGAGAAACTACCAGATCTGTTAGAGAATCTAGAAGTAGACTGGACGGATTCACCAGTCCAGTTGGTTTGCCAACCACCCCATTGGATAGGAGCAAAACCATTCTGGTCAATCTGAAGGTCTCTAGCAACAGCAGAGAAGTCACCTTCAACGTTTTCAACACGAGCAGGCAGACGCTCAATATCAATCCAGTCGTCAGATGCAGGTGTCAGGTCAATACGACCGATGAAGGTAAAGACGTTGAATGGGTTAACATTCTCAGTCCTAGATGCATAAGGTTGTGTAATAACTGCAAGATCTTCATAAGGAAGCATCACCATGTTTCCAGAAGTCTTAACGACGTTGCTGGATGCACCCATGTTGATCTGCAGAGGCACGTTAGTGGTATAGTGCGAAGGACGGAGGTGACCCTCTTTGAAGTCCATGGAGCACTTATAGTCAATGTTGAGCACGTCACCGACAGTGTGATCAGTGAAGTCATCCACAACGTAACCATTCTTCAGACGGTCAAAACCGTTGTCATCATATGTCTTAGTGTTATCTGCTTGTACTTCCAGCAGAGACAGTGAGGTGTAATACTCAACGTGGGAGAGTCTGGTCTCCAGATCTCCAATGTCCTTCATGGTGTAACGCTTGATGATCTCAGGATAGATCAAGACATCACGCTCAACGTCATACACATAAGGACGCATCTCGATAGTTGCGAGAAGCATCGCATTATCAATCTTATCGGGATGAGGCATATCCTCAGAGGAGACACCCTTTACAATCTTGAGTTGATTGTCGTGTGTGAGATACAACTTGTCTGCTCTAGGAAGATAGAAGCAGTAGTCACATCTAAATTCTGTGTTAACCTTAGGAATGTCAAAGATGGTAGATCCACCAACACCACCAGAGGTATCAAACTGTCTAGATCCAAAGTCAAGCGACGCACAATTCACAAAGAAAGGTGAAGTGATAGTGCCAGATCCAGATGCCAACTCACCGATACCAGGACGGAAGTCAATCTGGTCACGGAGATAGTTAATCGATCCATCCAGTTTATACTTAGGAATCTCCTTATAAAGGATACCAGTGTAAGACTGTGAGGAGAAGTAGTCACCTGAGGACTCATGCAGGAAGTAGTCAAAGACTACCAGCATTTTACGGATTGGAGGAGAGAATCCAGGAAGACGAGTCAGTTTGCAAACATCATAGAAGTGTGACTTCTGACCAGACTCCAACTCAAACTGAGTGGTGATAACTTTAGATCCCTTAGAAACAGATCCTTCAGAGTCATCGACGATTGCCTGCAGAGGCACACCATCATCGTCAACACCATCGATAGTCTCACCAGGAATGAATGGAATTTCGTTAAGTGCAACAAAGTACAGTCTCAGTGTGCTGTTAACAAACTGGATAACTCGACCACGAGCACCAGAGGTTTTACCAACAACAACTGATCCGTTATCAAAGAAGGTAGATTCTGACAGCACCATATAGGGTGACTCAGCGTCATTGTCATCTTCTGATTCATACACAGCATGAATCTTATAGACATCATTCAGTGCGAATGAAATCTCTTCGTCTTCAATACGGGTGCCATACAGGTTACCATATGCCAGACCATATTTGGTTTGGTCATTATTATTACGAGTGCGAGTTACCTTCAATGCACGCATCTTAGCGGCAGTCTTAATCTTTCTGGTAACGATATTCTTAGAGATTAGAGCAGTCAACTTAACAGTGTTGACATTAGTCAAACCAGAGATGGTAATAGACTGTGCGTCAGCACCGAAGGTAACAGTCAAAGATCCAAGGTCATTGAGGTTGTCAATGTCCAGGTTGTCACCAACGCTATAAGAAGATCCAGACTCAGAAACAATCGTCAAGACATAGTTTTCGTTGTCAAGAGATGCAAACTGCTCTGATTCAGGCAGAGACACAGTAACACCACCAGACACAACGGTCTTGTTAGCAAAAGTCCTGTAGACAAAGAAGGATTCGTCAGAGATCGACTTCATCGATGTGCGAGGTGTGTCAATCGACAACTCACCATTCTGATAATCTTTCTGGAAGATGAAAGGACGCATCCTAACCATCTCAGCATACTCACCATCAGCGTTGCCGCTACCCTTCTTCAGAGAAGCATCAACAACAGCAGTTTGGTTGAGGTAATCGAAGATTGCAGATCCACCTGTAGCAATGTTACCAGTGTTGGTAGCAATCAGGGTAGGATCAACTCTCTTAATTCTAATAGTATTACCACCATTCAGAGCAGATGCAGTTGTAGTAACAACATCACCAGGACGCAGATCTTGTGCAAACTTGGTCCTGAAACCTGTAGCAAGGGTGCCACTACCGCTAAGAGTAACAGTAGAAGACTCGATAGATGCAGTCTCATTAAGCAACCAGTTTGCTGCAAATGTCACAACGTTGCTAGAGTTTCTACCAATACAACGGCGGACATCAGAAAGGTTATAGGTATGTGCTGCTTCCAGGGTGCCGATGACACGACCGTCTCTTTCAATAACTTCGTTATTCAGGAAGACACCAGAGACTTGCTCCAGTTTACAGTGGGTGCCGCTGCCATTGTCAGCAACGAAACCACGAGCACCAGAGGTGCGACCTCTAAGCACATCACCAATAGAAACAGAGTTGTTACCAGATGCAAAGTTAATAGCAGTAAACATCTGTGGGTCAAAGAACCACATGTCATACTGGTTTGCTTGATCGATCTGAATCTGGACAACACGAGCACGACCGATTTGGTTACCGATAATAGAGTTGGATACACCAGTATTCCAATCATCATACAACTCAATAACCTGATATGCATCAGATACACCTTCACCAGTCAGGTTAGGCCAACCATACTGATCATATACCTTGACAAAGTTACCAAGTCTAAAGTGGATAATGCCGTTTTCTACACAGGCAAAATCTCTAGGTTTAGCAGCATCAACATACTGTGGTGTAAGGAATTCAGTCCTGTAACCTTTAACGTATGCTCTACCAGGAGAGATCTCATAGGTTAGGAGATCATCTGTAGGAGTATTGTTTTGCTGAGTCGTCTGAGCAGGAGTGTAGACGCCGTTGTTAAACCCATCATCCAGACACTCTCTTGGTTTAATACTGAAAGTGTCGATAACGTAGTCACCAGACTCTTCGTAGGTGCGACGTGCGAGAGACTTCTCAAGCTCTGAGTATGCAGTAGAATCAACAAACTGCTCAACCTTACTATTATTGATTCGTAGCAATTCAACGAAATTCTTGTCAGTTGAATCATTGATTGCTTTTTTGACTAGAGTGGTCTTAATCTTAAATCTATGACCGCCAGGTGCTGAGTAGTTTGAAGTGCCTGCAGCGTTGTCATTCAGTGACGGATCGTCTTCTGGGGTAACAATAGATTCACTAACTTCCAGACCAACCCTATAAGAAGGGTTATTGCTATATTGCTCAAGGATCAGGTTTGCTGATTGGACATCAACAAAGTGACCTCTAATAAAGTACACACCATTGTTAATGTATGCAGCAGATGCAACCGCAGTAGAGTCAACGGGTAGCAACTGACCAAATGGTGATCCAACTTCAATCAGTGTTGTGCCAAACGTAATCTCGTTTTCGGCAAGCAACTGCTCGTTAGGTTGGAAACCTTTAACAGTTGTATCAGAAACTGTATCGCCAGACTCGATATACTTAACGTATAGAGTAACGTAACCACGCTCAGATTCTGCAGCAGAGATAGAATACAAGACCTTTGCTTTAACGCCAGTCGTGATGCCCTCAACGATCTGACCATGCAGTTGAGTCCTGTAGGTTTCAACATCGACACCCAGGAAGGATTGTTGCAGAATAATTGCCTGCACATTCAGGTCATAACCCACCTGACCAGGGATAACCATCGCACCTTCTTTGAAGAAGTGTTGACCGATGGATTCAATCTGATTCTGGAGAATAGATTGCAGAGTTGTTAATTCACGCGCTTGGATAGGATACCCAGGACGGAAAAGCACTCGGTAGAAATTCTTGTCCTTATCGAAGTCGTCAAAATAAGGAGCAATATTTAGATTGGTATTCTGGGGCATCGTTTAGAACTCTACTACGATCTTAATGTCTTCGATTTGGTCACCAGCACGAGTAATCGCGCCTCTATTATCTATGTAAATAACCCGACCCGAGTTTGGCTCAACCTCTGGTTTTGCATAACCGTTGGTAAAAGACATACCCAAGTCATACTCAGTGTTGTTAATAACACGAGTAGAGGATCCTGATACAATCGGGAAGTTAATATCAGGGTCGGCAGATGCACCAGATGTTGCACCCACGACAGGGTTACCACCCTCAAATTCAATCAAACTACCAGTGAATTCAGGGAAGACACCATCAATTCTATTCTGGTAATACTTGAGCACTTTGGTGGTGCTATTCCATGAAATTACACGTCCACGAGCAGTCACTTGCTGACCACCAATCGTGCGGGACTGTGTGATAATTTCGTCAGTAGCAAAGTTACCTGTGAAGGTAGGAGCAAAGATAACTGACTTTGTAGCAGACAGAGTAAGATCTGCTGCCAATTCTGTTGTACCGTATTTGTTAGGATTGATCACCAAACCGATACGACGGTAATCGTTATCAGTTGGGAAGTCACCACTACCTTCAGCGTAGGTAAACTTCGTGTTGATCATGACTCGATATCCACCCATCTCAGTGCCAGGTTCTGCACCGTGACCAGTGGTAGGAGGAATGATCACCTCAACGGTGCCGCCTGATCCTGCACCTGCACCGATACCGTTGACTTCATCGATGATGACTTTTCCGAAGGTGTATCCTGATCCACCCGAAGTAACGGTAGCAGAAACAATCCGCCCACCATCAACAACAAGCGAAACACGCCCGCCAACGCCATCACCTTTAATGGGGACATTTTCATAAGTGCCATTGTTATAACCTGCACCAGACGAAGAAATAATAACAGTATCAATCTCACCACCGATTGCATCAGACACCACAGCGGTGTCTTCCAGCACTGGCATGTATTCGTTGGAGAAGAATTTAAGGACTAGACCAACAGGGATCGTATACATATACTTCCAACGGTAACCATCAGCAGTTGTGATAATGCTAGTGGAGGTGCCAGTAGGCTCAACAGTAGAAGGTTTACCGTTAGGATCAGAAGGAGATGTCCCGTTGTAAATGCACTTGTAAACTTGATAGGACGAGTTAACAACGTAGAAATCTGCGTCGTAAAGTTTCGTAGCACCCGACGATGCCGTTTTGGTTGCGCTGTAATCATGGCGATACATATCATAAACATAACCCAGACCACCAGTGGTTTGCTCTGGGGGAATCCAGTCAGTACGACGAATGACTTGGATGGTGTCATTTGCGAGGACACGCTTCATGGAAATCATGTCAGCGAAGTCATCACTAAACTCTTGGAAAGAGTCCACAGGGTCTGGCGCTGCATTCTCGTTATCCCATGGTTGGGGACGACCAATGAAAACGTACAGACGGTCACGACTGCTTCCTGCATCGTTATCAGACTGAGCGGGATCGGGACCCTGCAGAGACTTGATAAGTCGGCTGGCAGTAAAAATTCTAAATTGGTCGGTTAGTAGCGCCATTTGTTACCAATTATCCTATAGATTTATTTATGGGGTTAATACTCGCCCTCATTTCTGAGGAAGTTGTTATACTCAACAGCAATGATTTTTGCTTGAGCACCAGAGGAGTTTCCTTGGAGTGTTTCACCAGGGGTAAACTTGTAAGTTGGATCATTATCAACCAGTGACTTAACATCCAGATAGAATTGACCAGACTTAGGTCCAAGTCTTCTATTTGTTGTAGTTGCTGCAATGCCTGATGTCTGTCCAGTAACAGTCTCTTCACCACCAGCATTAGGCACATTGAAGAGAGAAGCAGTTATATATTCAATCGTAATGATTGCAGTAGAGATGTGTGCATCACCATCTCCCAAAGCACCAGCAGACTGAATAGTTGCAACCAGCTGATTAGGACTGCCATCATAGATCTGATCACCAATCTGGAAGAGCGTGGTGTTGGTGCCACCTAATTCTTCCTCAATACCATATTTAGACGAGGCGATGCCTCCATCTAGATTGATCTGGTTTTCATAATCTGTATTAGCGTTGAGGAGATCGGGAATACCGTCTCCAAATTGTTGGACACCTTCAGCATCAATAAATTCTTCATCATCATCTTCAAACTTTCTGTTTTGAATGATTGACAAAGGACTGGTAAATGCAACAATCTCAGATCCTTCCGATTCAATCAGAGTGTGAGGTGCAACACCAGTACCTGAAGATCCAGATGTGCCTGCAAAGAATGCAATAATCTTAGACTTCTCATTTGATCTGCCAGCATCAATAAATGCCAACTCATCAACCTCAAAGGTTAGATAAAGTGCTCTCTCAGTAGGATCCCAGTCATAAACGATAGCAACTCTGTTAGATGCAGATTCAATAACACGTCTAACTTTATCCGTAACTTGGAATTCGTAGAGTGTATCTCCAGTGTTGGGATCATTCTGTAAAACGTCGAGAATAACCTTTTGATCAAAACGGAAGTTTGTGCCTCTGTCACAACCAGTAAATGATGTGGCAGTTTTACCTGTATATCTGACAACTTCTCTACCGAGAAGGACTTTACCAGATCCAGGATAAGGTGCAGTTGACTCAACGTGGATGGTCTCATCACCTGTAGTCACATCCGTCAAAATACCTGACAGATTGTAAACAACAGAGTTTAGAGACTGTCTGTTTCTTGCAGTCTTGATCAGGTTTGTGTCTCTAGTAAAGATAACCTGAGGATTATTTACATAACCATCACCACCTGTCAGAAGGTCAATAGATGTGATAGCACCTAGATCAATATATGCTTGAGCACTAGCACCAGATCCACCGCCACCAATAATTTGAATTAGAGGAGGATCTTCAAAGAATTCACCAGGGTTGGTGAGAGTAATTGCAGTAACTTTACCAAATGGGTTGACGCCAGCAACACCAGTTGCACCTTGTCCACCACCACCTGAGATGATGATGTTAACGTCTTCTTCAGTATAGTTTCTGCCAAATTCTTCAATAGCAAGACCTGTAACCAGACCTGTGACGGGGACCAACTCAGATCCAGATCCACCACCACCTTTAATCTCAGCTTCAGCAGCAAAGTATTGATCACCAAACTGGGTCATTTGGATAAAGTCAATGGCACCACTGCCATCTTCTTTCAGAAAGATCTTACCTGCAGCAGGGACAGTTGCATTCTCATCTGTAATTTCCAAACGTAGAGGATCATACCCCTCGCCTGGATCTAGCACTTCTACAGCAGTAATTTCGCCAGTAGCACCTTCAATTACTGGTCTAAGCACAGCATCCCTAATAGGTGTGCCACAATTATCAATACGAAGTCTAGGAGGATCAGCAGGGTCATACCCGCTACCTCCAGCAGTAACATAAACCTCTCTTACCCCGAATATACTATTGAATACGGGGAAGATTGCGGCACCAGATCCAGGGACAGTTCTTGGCATTAGACAACTACGATATTACCGACCATCCCACTATGGATGGTGCATTGATAGACATATGTTGTGCCTGCTGCAAGAGTCATAGGCACGGTCCAGTATTGGACACCATTCTGTGCTCCACTCACACCAGCAGTAACTGCAGATCCACCATTTGATTGTCTCAGTGCAAATGGGTGACCATTACCAGTGGTATTGTTAAATCTATAAGTGAAACCACGATAGACATAGAGTGTTGGATTACCGCCAGCGGACCAACCTTCATTACTGAAACTATAACCACTACTTGTGCTTCCAGAAACTTCAAAACCAACAGCAGCAGTTGCAGTAGCTTCCACTTCTCCGCTTGAATTGATAATTAGATTTTGATTTTCTGCAAGAGTAACACCACTAGCAAGATACAAATCAGCAGCAACTGAAACTTGGTTTGCAGTTGCAGTAGTAGTAATACCGTTTCCACCAGCAACCGTCAGGGTTGCGGTAGTAGATCCAGCAGTAGTGTTGCCACTGTCACCAGCAAAAGTTGCAAAAAGATTTTGGTCAGCGTTAGGGGAATCGTTAGTAATCGTTAGATTATCACCAGAAACAGCAGTGGAGATCCCAGTGCCACCGATAAAGTTAATAGAAGTAGTAGTAGAATTAGCCGTCTTCGACCCCGAGTCAGAGCCGATAACAGAGAAGAGGTTTTGATCTGCATCTCCCAACGTCCCCGTCATGTTGATGGTTAAGGTATCTCCAGCAATAGATGTGGAGATGTTAGTGCCACCAGCAACAGTAAGCACGTCAGTAGGAGCACTCGCAGTAGTAGACCCCGAATCAGCATTGATACCTTCAAATAAGTTTTGAGTAGTGCCACCGCCACCGCCACCACCAGTGGCATCATTATCTGGATACCAGTTGCTATTAGCAGCAGACCATTTAAGGACCTGACCATCAGAAGGACCACCGCCGACTGTCATGTCAACGTCAGTCAACTCACCAATGGAGGATGTGGAATCAATTAACTGAATCCAAGATCCATGTGCCATATAACCATGTCCCTCAGCGTGGACATG